CAGACCGCCTACTTCCACACTGTCAGGGAACTTGGGATTACCAGAACCAAACATGCGGATTTCGGGATGGTCAGAAGCCCTAACGGGTTCCCAGCCTTCGCGTAACTTACCGGAAATGTTCGTGGCATCATCTTTACCTAGCGACGCAATCCTTATCCAGCGATACGCATAACCTGCCTCCGGATTGGGGTCAGGTAGAAGCTGTGGAGGCATCCATTGTTTTGGACGTTCCGCAGATTCGCGGGTGCTCAGATCACGGCCTTGACGGGCGATAGACTTTTCCATTTTCATTTCCTCATTTCTTCAGCAACCTTACGGGCGTATAGTTCCAAAGGAACTCCCAACCGCTTGGCGATATTCACTTGTGTCTGCGTTAGTACGATCTTTTTAGGCGCTGTACTACGGGTAGCAGGTGAAACAACATTGGATTTGGTACGTTGAGGTTTCGCATCAACGGATTCTCCGGCTCCAACTTGGTCGGGGAATCTTTCTCGGATGTCAGTGTCGATACGTTTATAGTACTCTTCACTGCCAACCCTGATACCATTCTCTACAAGCTCTTCATGCAGCCCTAGAGCGTATGAAGTCATCCGTTTATTGCTTCCAAACCACTGATTTCGGTCTTGCCATGCAAGTAGTTTTTCATCAACGGGTGCAGCTTGTTGAGGCTGTGGGGCCATTTGTACAGGAGTTTCTTGTTCCTGTAAAGGGGCAGGCCTAAAATTATTTACCTTATCTGCGCGGATTTTAGCGGTAGTGAGTGCTTCCTGTGCTTCCAAGAGCTTATCTGAATCTCCAGATTCGTAAGCTTCCTTGTACTGACGCTTAGCTTGCTCAATCTCAGAGTTAACAACCTTTTTGGCTTGTTCCAACAAAGCAACTTGGTTCTGGTTAACAGAACCTTTTAAACGTTTGTTTTCTTCAAATACCGCTTGAGCAATTCGTAAAGCTTCATCCTTCTCACGTTGAGCAGCCTCTTTAGCTCTGCGTTCTTCGTGATAGCCTTTGGTAAAGTGTTTAAACCTATTTTTTACGCTCTCAGAGTAGCTTGCAAGTTCTTCTTCGGTTGGATCTTGCGGGGCTTCGGCCATTGGAGTGCGATATCTGTCCTCCTCTGGGGTGTCATCTACCACTTCAATCTCAGGCGCTTCTTCTTCAGAAGTTTCTACAACTTTCCCGCCTTTACGGGGGTTTTCTTCTTTTTCATCAGGAAACTCAAACTCTGTTTTTTCTGTATCAGCCATGATTTACTCCTTAAGTTGGGCGTTGGATACCACGAGGGTCTTGCACAACAGCCTGAACGGAATCATCATTAATGAGTCTCCACTCGGTTCCATGAATCTTCATGCGGGTTCCTGTGTTAGGACGTACTAACACAAAGTCACCTACCTTGCAGCTTGGGCCAGATGGGAATCTGGTCGCGTCTTTGAACGCATCGGGGCCAATCTTGGCAACAAACAACACGGGGGAAAGAAGCTCCTCGTGGTACATCGCTGTGGCAGATTTTAAAATACCAGTCTCGCTAAATTCTTCTTCTGCTTTAGGAAGCATACAAAGAAGGTGATAGGTTGCTGGATCGGGGACTTGTTTGGCTTTTTCTTCAGCGTTGGTATTTAGCACACCGCTCAAGTCAATAGCACTAACATCAAACTCAGTCATCGTCATATTCCTTAGTTTTTCGCACAAGGTCAGCAAGTTCATACTGCGCGGTTTGCAGACCTCGGATAGTTCCGCACAGTTCTTTGTAGTGATCGTGGGATTTAGCACCACCACCACTGACAACATCGACCAACTGCCTGACGTGTTCATCAAGCTTCTTGTTTAAACTATCAAGCAGTTTGTCCATCATTCACCTCTTGGTTGATTTTTTGCATTTAGCATCATTTGCATTAATTTTTGCTGGGCTTGCAATTCTTGTGATTGCTGGTTATGCATCAAAGACTGTTGATGCTCTTCTTGGGCACGTTTCATTTCAGCCTGATGTTTCATTGCTTGAACAGCAATTTCTTGCTGCGCTTTTTGTGCGGCCATCGCAGGGTTTTCACCCTGTTGAGACTGAAGCTGTTGAGACTTAAGTTGAAGTTCTGCCTGTTTAATTGCCAAATCTCCCTGAACCTTTTGCGCTTTTGTCTGCGCATCTTGTTGTTTGATTTGCAATTCAGCTTGTTGCATTTGAACAATAGGATCTTGCATTTGCTGCTGGGCTTGTTGTTGTGCTGCTTGGTTTTTATCAATTTGTAGCAATTGAGTTGCAGCTTCAGCAACAAGTTTAGACAACTGAACTTCCACATCCTCTGACATTTCGGTGTCGGGTTTGGGCAAAGTAGCACCAAGACGCTGCTCAATTTTTGTGCGGTATTGGAATGCCACGTGTTCTGCTACGTGAGCCATGATAGATGCCTGCATTTGCTGAGCCATTGGATTTTGGCCAAGTTGCCCCATCACAACAGGATCCTGCATCATTGATGTATGTACAGCAATGTGAGCATCATGGTCTTGGTAGATAAACGCTTTAGTAGGCTTACCTGTCAAGAAAGACATATTCTCAGAGACAGGATCTCTTGGCTTCATGTCATCTTCTACAGGCACAAGCTTGTCTGCGTTTTTAATTCCCAGAACTTCAATCATCTGGCGGTGCAAGACTGGCAAGTTGTAGATCTGAGGAGCACCTTGAGCCAACTGAATAACTGCTTGGTACTGCATGATCCTCTGAGCCATTGTGGCGGAATTCGGGTCGGAGACCGGAATCACATCCACCATGTCATAGTCTGCTCGTTTAGCTTGAGGGGTTCCAAATACTGGGGTGTATTCATAGTCCTCTGGCATGTAATCACGAATGATTTCTTTAAGCAGTTTAAACTCTTGCTTCATTGAATAATGAACACGAGCCTGTACCGCAGACATGGTTTTTAATTGGCGCTCTAACAAAGCCAGAGTTGTACCCACTGGAGCATTGGCCGACATATCGCTGATGTTCATATCTGCGATTGAGCCAAGTCTGCGTCCTTCATCTGTAATTTGATTTAGCAGGGCCAACAGAACCTGAGATGGTTCTTTGTATGGCAACGCCATGATGTTGTCTCTGACTGAGCCACTTGGCACATCAACATCGCGGAACTCACCCGGCTGGATTGGTGTGTCATCGCCTTTAATGCGTAGACCACGAGTCTTAAGACCTCCGGGTAGATTAGACAAAGTTCCTGCGTCTACCAGTTGACGAATTAAGGATGTGCCTGCACGGGCATATCCACCGATCAGATGGATTAAACCTAAGCCGTAAGCACCAAAGCCCGGAACATATGTGTATTGAACAAAATGCTGGCGCTTGATTTTATGTTTGTCATCTTCAGACCAATTACGGCGGATAGCAAGAATCTTACTTGTGCCTCGCTCCAAGGTAATAACGTATGGGAGGGCAATCCCATCTTCATCTTCATAACCGGGCAGGTCATAGTCTACGTGGATCTCGTAGATTTGATAGCGGTCATCATCGTTTAAACTGTATCCTTGGTCTTCTGCTTTTTTCTTTTCTACGTCGGTGTATAACTGAAGAGGCTCACCTAAATCGCAGTCAATATAAAAGCCGTTGACTTGAAGTTTCCGAATGTCATTCTTTGTCTTGCGCATGATGTGAGTCACGCGCTCTGATGTCATGGCGCTAGAAGCGCCGTAAGGGATAATGACATCTTCTGCGGGGATAAAGATGGACGCTTGGCGTCCTAGGCTTGGGTCGTAGTAAACCTTTTTAAAGGCCGCGCCAGCCAAACCTAAAGAATACAAAAGACGTTCATGCTCAGGACGATACTCGGGCATACCCTCTGTAAGCCTGAAGTTCATGTCATCTCTTACACGCTCCGCCGCCTCCTCTTTAAGCTTGTCAATCGCCCCAATGATTTCCGTTTTAACAGGGCCTTGTGCAGGGAACGTCTCAATAATCGTCTCACTTTGAAACCGCACTGCCGCTTCCGTAAGGACAGTAGAGAAAACGCCACACGCTCCCAACCAAGGTTCAGTTCGTTCTTCATATTTCATCCCTAAAACATCTAGACCTTTGACATACATATCAACCCACTCTTTGCGGGAGTTAATGTCTGTGTCTACCATTCCAACTAGGTCACTTGATATCTTCTCAAGTTCACCTTCATCCATGTACTCAGCAAGGTTGTCATCAAAGCCTTCTTTATCTTTTTCTGGCATGAGATCGATTTCCATGCCGTCCATGCCAAGCTTTACGCCTTCTGGGTTGACAATTTCAATCTCAATCAAGCTTTCTCCAGATCCTTCTACCAAATCGTCGAGACCCATAGGGGCTTGGTTAACTGCTTTATCGATGCTCATAATATTCCTTAGTAGTACTCTACTTTTCTGCGATGGTAAGTAGGCTCATCTTCTTCATCTGAGTCGATGGAGATAAAGCCACCCAAGCGAAAACGCATCAAAGCCTGACTGCTTGAGTCAACAAGGTCGTCATGATCGCCGTTAGGGAAGGAGGCTAACTCATCCATCACTTCCTCAGCCCAGCGGGTCTCAGGACACCAAACAATGCCAGAGGCAAACAAGTCTGAGATTGCGTTTACACGCGATATCTTATCGTTTCCTTTGCCCGGCGTATACTCTGACATAGGGATTCCCAT